CTATTTGCGAACGTATCTCCAAAAGAGAGGAAGTTAAACTTGAGGATATGATCTGGGCAGAGAAGCTCGCTAAGACGCATAGAAGCGCTGGTACGATGCTTAGACAGGCACGTAGGCGTGCATCTAACCCAGAGATGCAGGAGGGCAGCCTAGACGATTTTATGAATGCCTTAGACCTAGGTGATCCAGACCCGTCAAATCACAAAACAAATTTTGATAGTGCTGATGACATAGTGGATTGGTTTACTAGGGATAAACCTGAGGACTGGAGACAACATGACTAGTATTAGAAAAAAGAAAGAAAAGGATTCAGATCACAAATTCTTTTTATATGTGTTCTTTTTCCACTTATACAGTTCAATCTTGAATTTGTTCAAACATCATGATTGACAAAACCTCAGAAACTCAGTAGAATAACTATGTCCGAGTTTCAGAGAAGTAATGGCTTTAGGAAAACAAGTAGAAGAGAGCCTTAAAGAAGCAGAGGCTAATTTGCGTAATGCACTTGCCTTTGCAGCCCGACAAGAACGACCATGTGTTTGTAACTCAATTGCTAAGTTGATTACAGATATTGATCGTATTGGTTCATTTGATGGTATACTAGATAAACTTGAGGAGATGAGTAATGAAAAAAACGTATAAGCGTATTGACAGCAAGGGTCACGAAGAAATTTGGGAATGGAATGAGACACCTGAGCTCAAAGCATTCATCAAGCAACAGTCAATTACAAATCTGTCCACACCCCCTGTGCGACCAACATAAAGTGTGCTATAATTACTAGGTACTGAGGCAAAGACAAATGCCTCTTTTTCGGGAGTATAGCTTAACTGGTCAGAGCGGCCGCCTTATAAGCGGTGTCTTGTCTGGGTTCAATCCCCAGTATTCCCATTGCTGATATAGGCATCACCAGACGGTGCCTAGTAAGTCCTATATTAGCATTCGCTCGTCTAGCAATCTGTCGAATGCAGCGTTCTCATAAAGCGCCGAAGAGGGGTTAGATTCCCCTGACGAGCACCTAAGCGAGTATGGTGGAATCGGTAGACACACCAGACTTAAAATCTGTTGGGCACTACGCCCGTGGGAGTTCAAGTCTCCCTACTCGCACTATACATTTATCACTAAAAATATTTTTTAAAAATTCCAAATGAAATCTGATTTTTTTATTGATAAAGTTGGTAAGAATGAGATCAAAGATCTTTTATATACTTACCATTATCTCAAAGACGAATCAAAAGATTTTAAATCTGGTTTCAATTATGGACTTTATAAAAAACCTGATTGGGAGTGTCCTCTCAGAATTGGTGGATCCCTTGGTGCTTGTATTTTTACTGGTCTTCCAGTTCCAGAAATTGCCAAAGGAGCATTTGGATTAGAAAGAAATCAACAAGAAGGTTTATTTGAACTTTCTCGTCTTTGTATTCATCCAGATATTCAGAAACAAGAATATAACATAACCTCTTGGTTTGTCAGTCGTTGCATCAAAAGACTTCGTAAGGATGTAAATGTTCGTGCCATTCTCAGTTATGCTGACTCTAATCACCACTCTGGAGTTATCTACAGAGCTTGTAATTTTACTTACTATGGACTAACAGATCGTAAGAAAGACTTTTATTATGCTGATGGAACAAAGCATTCCAGAGGTCCTGTAAAAGGCGTTGAAGGCGAATGGAGAGATAGAAGTAGAAAACATAGATATCTGATGGTATTTGACAAAGAACTGAAAAAACGCTTGACTTGGCAACCTCAATCATGGTAAAATATACCAGTTAGTAAGAGTTCAAGTATTCCTGTGTAAATAGTATTATCAGGAAGTTCTGACAAAGTATGTAAATGACAAAATTCAAGTATACAATCAGCAGAAAACATGTCTTCGTTGATAATGAACCTGTATTGATGTACTATATTGAAAATATACCATTTGCATTTGATATATTGGAAGATGATGAGAAGCAAGACAAGTGGATCTTGTCTGAAGCTGCACTAAATCCAGAATATACTATGGATGATATCTTTCGGTTCTCAGATTACTTGATTGCAGAAGAGTGTCATCCTGTATTATTTGAATTAGATCTTGTGAATCCTGAAGTGTTGCCAGATGAACCAGTTTCTTGATTATTTGATTGGCGATTTTAATAACAGACGACAATCATTCTCTCATCCAACTAGATATGCTTATATTCGCATACTACATCGGAAAATTTCCGATCATCTAGTGTATGGTGAACAAGCATATGCCTATAAAGATGTCAGACCTTATAGGCAATTTGTTCTACGACCAGTTCAAGAAGAGGATAGCATACGAGTTATAAATTATGATATCAAAGATCCTCTGAGATTTGTTCGTGCTCAAAATCTAAATCTAATTACAGAGGAAGACTTGATTCTTCGTAAAGGATGTGATACAATCTTTACTTATAAAGATGATGTATATTATGGTAGTCTTGACGGTTGCGAATGTTTAGTTGATTGGAGAGGTGAAGAGACTTATCTACAAAACAAAGTGGAGTTGGGTATCAACTATTATAATGTGTATGATAAGGGTATTTGCTCCAAAACCCATGTTCAAATATGGGGATCTAAACATGGTTATTTTCAATTTGTAAAACAATAATATGTTCTGGGTAGATTATCAGCGAGTGTTATTTGATCATCTTGACTTGAATCAAGAAGACTATAAGTATCACATTCAAAACGAGACACACCTGCACTCTAGAGTTTATACTGGAGAGCATATTCTCAAGTCTCGTGAAACTTATATTGACAATAACAAGTCATTCATCTATAATAACATCATCTACCCAAAGACGGGATCTAATCTTCCATGTTTCGGAATAGATCTTATGGCATTCATGGAAAAGAAAGTCATTATTGTATTTGACTTTCAACATCCAAGAGAACATTATGAATACCATCATCCTATGATTGATAGTAATATGAGTGAATATCTAGACATTACAAAAGACATTCGCTTTTTTGAAGCAGGGAATCATTTCTCTCGTTATGTCTACGTGAAAAAATGCCATATGGATGAGGTTGGTAGTTACTTGACAGACTTTGAAAAGTATGTTAAAGTGTATGCTGACCTCTTAGAATTCACTTCTCCAACGGGATCTAACGAAACCGAGTATTGTACTTTTGATCAATACATGCTAAAATTAGATCCTGTTAGTGGATTCATGCAGTCTAACTTTGGAAAAGAATTTGCTGAAGATTATGTTCACAATTTTCTTTTCCCGTATGCCCCTGTAGCATAGTGGTAATGCAGTCGCCTTGTAAGCGAAAGACCGCAAGTTCAAATCTTGTCGGGGGCTTTGATAGGCGTTGTCTATCATACGGGTCGGGATCATCATATCCGACCCACCTGGGGAATTAGCTCAGTCTGGTAGAGTGCTTGCTTTGCACGCAAGATGTCAGGAGTTCGAGTCTCCTATTCTCCATTCCCGAATAGGGAACAAATTGGGGTGTAGCTCAGCGGTAGTAGCGGGAAGCTGTTAACTTCTAGGTCGCAGGTTCGATCCCTGCCGCCCCAGTTTTGGTATAAATAAAAAAAGTTATACCAAATAAAATGGAAACAAGAACTTACGCAGAAAGAAAAGCAAAAAATCCTGAATGGGCAAAGAAAATGGCAGATCGTGTATCTGCTACCCGTAGGAAAAATGTTGCTATTCTAAAGGAAGAAGCAGGAAACTGTTGTTCTAAATGTGGATATAACAAATGTATTGCAGCATTAGAATTTCACCATCCTGATCCTTCAGTAAAAGAAAGCAAAGTTATTGGTTCCACTGCTTCTCTTGAAAAACAAAGAGTAGAAGCAAACAAATGTGTTTTACTCTGCGCTAATTGTCACAGAGAAGCACATTGGAATAAAGGGTAGATGTCCGAGTGGTTAAAGGAGGCGGACTGTAAATCCGCTGGCTCTGCCTACGTTGGTTCAAATCCAACTCTACCCATTTTGGAGGTTGTATGAATATTCGTGGTGATTGCACTTGGAAAGAGCAATTTGATTACATCTTTTTGTGTATTAGAGAATCAATCAAGATTGCCATATCCTAAGATATAAATACTCTGAGATAAGAAAAATTCAGGGTTCTAGTAATTATGGCTCTTACAAGACTTGATAATCTGTATTCAAGTAAGACAGGAAAATATCTTTATGTTTCACCTGATGATTTTAATGCAACAGACGAACTTGATAATAGAGGTAATTCTCCACTAAGACCATTCAAGACAATTCAAAGGGCGTTTATTGAAGTTGCTAGATATTCATACGTTCCAGGTAGTGTAGATAGATTTGACCAGTTTAGCATCATGTTGATGCCTGGTAACCACTATATTGATAACCGTCCTGGTCTAGTAGACACAAGTCTATCTCCAGAATTTTCATTTGATCAATCAAATAATGAATGGACAGACAACTCCATTCTAGATCTTAGTAATTCAGACAACGTTTTATATAAATTCAACGCAAAAACTGGTGGAGCTATTGTTCCTAGAGGTTGTTCACTCGTAGGTTATGACCTTCGTAGAACTATTATTCGTCCTCTATATGTTCCAGATCCAGTAGACAAAGATGTTGAGAGAACATCTATCTTCAATCTAACTGGTGGTTGCTATCTATGGCAGTTTACCATCAAAGACGGAGATCTAACAGAAAATTCTCCTCTATTTAATAGTACTGATAATGTAGGTAAAGTCTACACTCAACCAGAAGGAACTTCTGCGAGTCTTAAGACTCCTGAGTTCTCTCACCACAAAATCTGCATCATGGAGTATGCAGAGAATCAAGAACTTGATCTTTACTATGAGAAGATTGGTAAGGCATTCAGTCAATTCCAACCAACGATTGATGATGCTGGCGAACTAGATCCTCTTGTACAAGAGAATAGAATTGTTGGACCTCTATCTGACAGCAGAACTATTGATAGTCTAAGAATTGATGATATCGGTGGATCTCAATCTAGAGTCACAATTACTACTAAGATTGACCATGGATATTTTGAAGGTCAGTCAGTTGCAGTTCTAAACACAGAACTGGATGAAGAACTGAATGGAACCTTTAGAATTTCTATTGATAGCAACAACGCTAAAGTATTCACTTATACTTTAGATGTTGTATCTGCAAGTCTGGGTCTTGTTTCTGGGGATACTTACACTACCAGCACAATTCCTAATGCACTTGGTGCTAGTGCAATTTCTCTTGCTGAAATTGACTCTGTTGAGTCTGCATCTCCATACGTATTCAACTGCTCCATTAGATCTACTTGGGGTCAGTGTGGCATGTGGGCAAACGGATCCAAGGCAACTGGTTTCCGTTCCATGGTTGTTGCTCAGTACACGGGTGTTTCGCTGCAGAAAGATGACCGTGCTTTCATTCGTTACGATAGATTTACCAACACATGGAATCAAGCATCTTCTGTAGATGCATTTGCTACGGTTCCTTATCACACCAAGGGTGATGCATACTGGAAGGATGATTGGAGAAACTTCCACATTCGTGCTTCTGATGATGCTTTTATCCAGTGCGTTTCGGTCTTTGCTGTTGGATTCTTTGATCACTTCTTGATGGAATCTGGTGGTGATATGTCTATCACCAACTCTAACTCCAACTTCGGTAACACTTCACTACATGCTATTGGACACAAAGGATTTGCGTTCAACCAAGACAAGGGTGGATATATTACTGACATCATTCCACCTAAAGTTGTAAACGATTCTAGAGCAACCTCAGAGAAGATTCAGTACTATACATTTGATATTCTTCAGTCAAATGATATTGCTAATAATACCAGCATCTATCTTGGTTCTGATACTGCAACAAATCCAGAAGATACTCCTGCAGTTACGATTAGTGGATATAGAATTGGTGCAAGAGCAAATGAGAAAGTCTATGTAAAACTTGATCCAATTACTCCTGGTGGTAATACAGAGTTTAATGCTACTCTATCCCCAAGTGGATTCAAGAGATATAGCACATCACTTTCTACACTAAATCCACCAACAATTAGCAATTTCCTTGATAACTATGCACAGGATGCTGCTAATCAAATCAATAACAATAAGCAGTTCATTCAGAATGAGGCTTATGCATATATCATCAATAAGTATCCTACATTAGATCCTGATAGTCCAACTTTCAAAGGTGGTATTGATATCACCAAGTGTAAGAGAGATATTGGTTATATTGTAGATGCTGTTGTAACGGACCTTCGCCTTACACTCAATAGTTTTGTAGAAGACGATACATCAAATATCAACGTAATTCAAGCAGCAGAAGCATATTATGTTGGTGGTCAGTTAGATTATATTGAAAATGAACTAACGGAAACTCTAGAAGCATGGGATTATGTAAAGAATCTCTCAATTGCTGCTATGCGCAATTGGGATTATCTGATTGGACCTGTTGGTGGTAACCCTGGATGCATTATTTCTTCTGGTTCTGATGTTATTGATGTTGGAGATAATACTGGTCTTGTAGTTGGTATGAGTGTTGGAGAATACACTCAGAATGATTTTACTAATGGTAAATTGAATGCTGGCGCAACTCCTGTTATTACAAATATTCCAGCTGGAATTACAATTACTGAACTAATTAATAACGATAGCATTAGAATCTCTCAGAATGCAGTCGGTAATAATGGAAATGCTTTCTTGTATTTTGATCTCACCGCAGGTTTCTATGACACTAGCGTAGCACCTGTTTCTGATGATACAATTGTTCAGGATACTGCATATCCTGAGTGTGGAAATATTTCTACTCTAATTGAAAGTTACTTTGAAGACATTAGTGCAGTTCTTGGTGGTCAACCAGTAGTCAGAAGAGAATCTCAGATCAATACAGATGATCTTGCTGTAAGAGCAACTGTATTTACAGTAAATACTGGTGGAAATACTTCTAACCCACATAACTTCCAGACTGGAACACCAGTAAGACTTGTTCCTAGAGCAAAAGCAGGAACAAACCCAGACAAGAGACTCATTAGATTACCTCTTGGTTTCAACACAAATCAGAAGTATTATGTAATTGCACCTGGAAGAAAGACATACCCTTACGATTACTCAACTGGTGTGTTTCCAAAGACTGCAACAACTCAGTTGTTACTAGCAACAAGTCCTGAGAATGCTGCAGCTGGTATCTATATCTACTCACCAGAGACAGATACGATTGATACGGACGTTGAAATTGATATCTATCAGTACGTTCTTGATAACAAGTATGATCTATTGAAGTATACTTGTAACATCGCTGCTGATGGAACAATCTCTAGCGATGTATCTCATAATTTTGATGATCCAATAACTGTTCCACAAAAAATCTTCTTTAGAAGAGCATCTGATATTAATGATTCTACCCTACCTTCAATCGCAGGTGGAGCACAGATTGACGATCAAACATTCTTCTATGCTAAGTATGTAAAAGATTCTGGATCTATTCCACAGAAGAAGTTTAGTGTACACACTTCTTTTGCTGATGCTGTAAGTGGTGCAAATTCTATTACTTTCCAAGCAGGAAGTGGATCTAATTTCTACGTATTCTCTGATAAGAGAGAAAGTCCAGTAAGATTTGATCCTACTGTTGGTAATTCAGGTCTTTGGTATCTGAATGTTCTTGACCAGTCAAGTGGCAATTCTCCATCAAATACATCTATTCTTGCAAGATTCCATCGTTCTGATTATGATGATGCATCTGGTAAGATTAGAACAACTGATAGTTGGTACGAAAGACTAACCGATAGTAGAGTAAAAGAAGATAGAATTTATAGATTTAGATACGTAATTCCTCAGTATCTAAAGGCAGTTCGTGATCCTCTAAATGGATTTGTTCTAAAGCTTAGAACTGATGATATCAGAAGACTTGTACCACAGAGATTGGTTCTAAAACCAGCTGGATCTGGAGCACAGTTTTGTGAACTTAGAAATCCATCTCAGAGTAATGAAATTCTTGGTCTAAAGTCAGATGAGTATGGAAATATTATCCCTTCATATGATCCATACGTCAGTCCTGTACAACTTGAAACGAATTCTAAGATTGCATTTAATGTTCAGTCTGCTCGTAAGACTGCTGATGGTTTCTTAGAAATAACTGTATTTGATCATCAGGCAATTAATGCTAATCTAAAAGGTAAGTCGTTTACTGTATTGAAAATTGCTCCTCCTCAGGGTGGAACAATTCTTGCAAGTTCTACTCAATCAGTATCTACCAACGAAATCTCTTGGACTGGTAATAGTTCTGGTACTGGTTATGTTCAGGCAATAATTGAAGTACCAAACAGCACAGAATGGTATCTGGTACTCAAAGATGTTCAGGGAACAATTGAATATGATAGATATAATGCAACTACATTTACACAAGGACTTGTAACAACTACATTACTCGCAAAACCAGATAGCGTTGGTGATCCAGATGGAAGAAGTAAGTCATCTAGAGATGATTATCTGTATGCTATCCCAAGAGCTGGTTTCTATACCGCAGTTCCTGGAGATATTATTAACGTTGATGGCGATGATTACTATATTTCCGCAGTAACTGATGCAAAAGAAATTGAAGATACTTTCTATATCTTTGATATTGAAGAACTACAAGAAAGAATCTCTGGTCAGCAAGATGGCGTTTACTATCTAACTGCGGTAAGAGGTAATATTTCTCCATTCCCACAAGGTCCTGGAGTTGGTGATAACTTCAAGAACTTCAAGTTCTCTCAACCAATTTCGCAACTGTATCCTTTAGACTACAAGAACGATCCTCTATGGTTCAAAGCTGTTGATAGCACCCTTGTAGATCCTCCTGAGACTATCTCAGCAGCAGATAACTATGTACATGGTCTGGTTACAGTAAACGATAGTAAGAATAGTGAAACTAAAGAATCTACTTTAGACTTTATCAATACTCTTGAAATCAACAATCTGTTTACAAATACTGAAACGGATGCTAATGGCGCAATTATTGATAACAGAATCCGTGCTCAGTCTGGTAATGCAACATCTGGTTCTGAAGATAGAAAGATTCCAATCTTTGGTGATCTTCTAACACCTTCTGAATCAAAACTATATGTTGAGCTACGCAGACCTTCTATTGCAAGATCTGGTAACCACACATTTGAATATCTAGGTTTTGGTCCTGGTAACTACTCAACTGGTTTCCCACTACGTCAGGAAGTTGTACTATCTGATAAGCAAGACTTCTATGCTCAAGCAAAGCGTGAGGATAGCGGTATCGTCTTCTATACGGGTCTAAACTCTAACGGTGACCTTTATATCGGTAATCGTAAGATCAACGCTATTACAGGCGAAGAGACATTCCTTGAGGCAGCAGTTCTTGAGTCTTCTGAAGATGATAGCGATGATCTAGGTGGCCTCGTTACTACCTTTGAAACTCCTGTTACTTTCCAGGATAAGATTACTGTAGAAGGAGATGCATTCTTCAATAATCCTGTTGAAATTAACGTTGATGCAACTGATGAAGATGTATCACTTAGAATCTACAGCAAGGTTGAAGAGTCTGATGATCCAACACTATCTAGATCTTCGTTTATTAGACCTAATGATGGTGATATTGTTCTTTCCAAGAACAGAATTGATGCAGCAATCTTTGCATTCAATCCAAGAGGAAAAGTATCAGATCCTGGACAGAACTACTCTATTAGAACTCATACCCGTAGTGATGGTTCAAGTGCTGGTATTCCAACTAACTATACACCAGATCAAGATAAATCCCCAACTAGCGATCAGTATGTAACTTATGGTGGTCAACCTCCTAGTGCAGGTGATATTCTGCTCAAGGGAATTGAAGTTGGTAGCACGGGATCTCTTGGATGGATCTATTCAAATGGATACACACAAGTTGGAAGTTCTAGTATCTTTAGTCTGCAGACATTCGGAAACACTATTGTTAGAATTACCTGGGGGGATGCTACAACAGGTGCACCAATATCTAATGAAAATCTTGGCGTAAAAGTTGGTGATTTAGTAAAAATTAGTGCCTTTAGCGAACCATCTGTTAATGGTATTTGGGCAGTAAGGTCTCAAAATTATTCTACTTCTGCTAATTTTGTTGAGATTGCAATTCAAAATAATGTTGCTGCGCAGATATACAATTGGTCTAATCAAACTGCTGCAAAACTCTTTATATCTCAATCTAAGTGGAAAGAACTTGGAGTTATTGGATCTGAATCACTTAGAACCAATACTGATACTCTTGGTAACTATAAACTTGGTATCAATACTACTGCCAGATCTTCGGCAAGTGCTTATAAGAATGCATTTGTTGAATCTGGTAATACTGATCCCCGTGCAAACTTAGATGTTGTTGGTAATGCATTTATTAGTGGTAAAGAATTAGCATATTCTAATAAATCTGAAACAGACTTAGATGAAGCATTATTAGTCGGTGGATCTAGTCAAAATCCTAATCAAAATGCTACATTTAGGGTGATGACCACTAATGATGGTAGAGTTGGAATTAATGTAAGCAGAGATGAACTCACAAAGACTCTTGTAGTAAATGGAGATTCGTCATTTACTGGTGATGCTACATTTGACCAGTCTGGATCATTTGGTGTAGATCTTACCGTTACTCGTGATCTTGCAGTCAACGGTGGAGATATCACTACTACTGCAGAAACATTCAACCTAATCAACTCTAGTGTAGAAACTCTAAACTTTGCTTCAACAGCAAATGTAGTTTCTCTAGTTGATGGTGCAGAGACACTAACTATTGCGAATGATTCTACTGGCGCACAAACAATTGATATTGGAACTTCCGCAACAAGTTCTATTATCACTATTGGTGGTGCAACTTCTACTCCTCAAAACTCCATCTTTACAGTTAGAAATTATCAAACAATCCTAGGTGGTAGTCTTGAGATTGCAGCAGGATCATTCCAGACAGATGATAATGGATCTGCTTCTCAGCCATTACAATTGTGGACGAGAAATGGTGCTGCTGCTTATGTTGATGCATTTACAAGAGCTGTACAACTGAGACTCGGTGCTATTGCTGGCACTACAACAATTAGAAACCAATTCAAGGTAAATGGTGATGCTCAGTTTGATGGTGACTTTACTATCAACGGAGGAAACAATACTGGTCAACTTCAGGTCTCTAGAGGTCAACTAGGAAGTACAGCAACTTCTCACTTTATCGGTGATATCAACTCTCTAAATGTTGATTACTATAGAGCAATTGAAGAAATTACTGAAGTTGTTGGAATTGAAACCCGTGTTGATACTGCTGGTACTGGAGTATGGTCATCTACAGATACTTTATTATTGTTGCAAACTAATCAGGATGGAACTGGAACCGTAGATGGTACTTTACAGGATTCTGTAAATGGTCAAAGTCCTCTTACAGGAATTAGTATTGGCGATTTCCTTCTAATTGATAGTGAAATTGTTGAAGTTGTTGCTCCTGGTCCTGGACAAAATCCTTCCTCTGGTGCCTATGAAATTCCTGTGGCAAGAGGAGCAGAATGCACTACTGCTGCAACACATAACGATAATACAATTATCACCAAACTTGAAAAGACCGAATCTGCTACTTTCCTAACAGCAAATATCACCGATTCTCAGCAGGATGTAACTCTTGGCGAATTTGGCGGTGCTTTTGAAATTGGTGACTATCTGAGATTTAGTGCTGGCGAAACTTGCCCATCTGGCGAATTTGTAAAAATCTTTGATATTAGTCTATCTGACGCTAAAGATTTTAGAATCAACGATGGTGATGGTAATGATAGATTTGTTGTTGATAGTGTTTGTGGAGCAGTAACATCTACTCTTACAGATGTTTGTGACTTTACAGTCCAATTGACAACTAATGACAACCAGTTTATTGTTGCTAGCAATACTTCTTCCACTCCAGAACTTACAATTTCTAGAGATGGAACTCTAACTATTGTTGGAGATGGGGCACTTTCAACTCCTGCAGCAGTTCTTGGAGGAACAGGATCTGCAGCATTTACTGGTGATCTTCTAATCACTAGCACAAATGCAACTGATACTACTCTTGATAGTGGTAGATTGAAACTAACTCAGTCTAGCGGCGATCTTGATATTGCTGGTGGTATTGATTTAGATGGTGATATCAGAGTTTATACTGGTTCTACTGGAATCAACTTTACTGGTACTCCAACATTACAATTTACTACTTCTAATTCTAATTTCACTATCAATTCTGGCACTACCCCAACCCTACAATTTGTTGGTGCTAGTGGTGATCTAACCATAACTGGTGATTTTACAGTTGATGGAACTGTAACAACCAAGATCAAAGCAGATGGTAGTATAGATATTGGTGGAGTAGAAAATTACTTCACTACTACTGGTGGTAGAAAGTGGTCATATATTGGTACTAATAGCAATTCTCAACTGGATATTGATAATGCTATAAATCAAGGTGCAGATCTGGATGTATTCTTAGTTTCAAACCAGAATTACTTTGTTGGAACTTCAGGTGCTGGTGCTAGCGATCAATTAATTCTTTTACTACCATCAAATCCGCAAACTGGAGACATGATACGAATTGTTGATGTTTCTGGAAATACATCAAATATTTCTCAATTGGTTATAAGAGCTTCGTCCACACGAATACAAGGAGATAATGTTGGATCCACTATAGGAATAGTTGGAAACCCAGCTGTTGCATATGATGGAGGTGAATTGATAATTAATACTCCTAATGCGGCATTTGGATTGATTTACAACGGTGAAGTCAATTCACCTCCAGAAAGACAAGGTTGGTGGTTAATGGAGATCTAAAATGGCAGTAAATTATAATAAAATAAAATCTATGAAGGGCCTGGCAATTGGAACCATAATTCCATGGTCTGGCTCTTTGTCTGGAACTTCTGGTATACCAAAAGGATGGTTGCCATGTACAGGTGGAAGTTACGCTAAAGAACAATATCCAGAATTGTTTGAGGTAATTCGGTATCGATATACTTCTGGTGTTGATGAGGATGTTGACGTTACTGTTCCAGATTCTTTCAATCTTCCAAATCTTCCAGGGAAATCTTTGGGAGATTATCATCCATCTCAAGCATCTGAGTTGGGATTTACTGGCAATTTTTCTTCTTCTCTTCCAACAACCTCAGATATTCCATCTCAAGTTACAGGAGTTCAAACTTCTAATATTGATCTTAGATTGGAATTAGCACCGATAACTGGTAATATAAAGGGAACCATGACTGGTATGAACTTAAATACTCCAAGTTATACAACATCATTTGGATATGTTCCTAGAAGACTTGGTGATGGGCATACTGGAACTCATGGACACCCAGAAACTATTCCATCTATAAATGTTTCAAATGTTGGTATTGAGGAATGTCAAATAGCAAATAATATCTTTGATATTCCATATCCTAATTGTGCCAACTTTTTTAATTGCAACGATTTGTGCACAACTGGAGAAATTTATAGATCTGGTAATGCGGTTGATGCTTCTGATGACTTTTGTATTCCTAAGTATGATGGTGGTGAGCATCTGGGTAGAGGTGGATTGCCATATGGAACTAGTGGATATAAAATGTCTAGAAATAATACTCCAGATGGAAAAAACTTCATTAGGCAAAATGATGATTGTCTTTTGTATAATGAAAGATCTACTGATTTTGCAGGAAATACTGGAATAGGAAATGATGGATCTTGGAATGGCATATATGCAACTAGTCTAATGACAGATATAGTAAATTTCCAAAATGGTAGCATGACTGGACATGACCATTCTATTCAATCTCTAACTATAAGTTCTGATGGAGTAGTTACACGAGAAACAGTCAGAATAAATACAATAAGCACAGGAAATATTTCTCCCGTATTAGAAGATAATCAGGAAGTTCTAACAATAACTGCAAGTATAGATACACCTTCAATTCAAATGCTTTTTATCATAAAGGCTTATTAATATGTCTACCTACTATTCATTTCAAAAAGGAAAATTTGGTGGTGTTGTAGGAACAATTTATCCATTTCCTAGAACTCTCTCTGGCGATACACCATTAGATGCTGACTGGAAGACTTATGTTCCAGCTGGATTTTTGAGATGTAATGGCGCTATCTTAAAAGCAGATGATTATAAAGCTTTAGCGGAAATTATTGGTGTTGGCGATGATTGTATATACAGAAAAGATGGCATTACTTTAGATAATAGAAATTCTAATGGAACTGGTGGACAAATACAATTGCCAGACTTTGGTAGCAAGTATTTGAGTTCTTCTAGTTCTAATACTTCTCTAGTTTTAGATGCCACTGCTGTAGAACCAGATACTCAACAAATAGTAGAACGTGTTGGAATTGGAGTTGAACTTGTTTTGAATCGTGGAGAAGACGTAACTTTTAATTATACTGGTAATTTTAGTGTTCCAACTACTCCAATACCTATATCTGGAAATTACTTAATGAACGTTCCATTTCAATCTTCAACTTCTTCTATTTCTCAATCACAAATGTTGACTCATGGTCACTATTCAAATGCTGCTAGATTGATGAGGTCTGTGGTAAAAGAGAGAGAATTTTCCGATGGAACTAGAGATGATTCTTCTGGAGAACTAAAAACTGACATTACGGAAGCGGGACAAATAGGAACAACCTCCGCTGGTAGTGTATCTTCAACTCAGCATGAACATGGATTATCTAGGACAAATCCTACTAGTAATGTTTCTGCTCAGTTGAATTCTTTTGAATTGGATGGTAGCGCAGTTACAACAACAGTAAATTTGGGGTCTTCTAATACTAGTGCCTTTAATGATGTTACACAAAAATTTATTTTAGTAGAGTATCTAATAAAATTTTAGAATCATGCCAGTAAGATATAGTAAGCAAATTGAAAAGACAGGTGCAGCAGTAGGGTCTGTTGTTTCTATTGTGAGGCCAGGTAGTTATCCAAATTCTAATTTTACAAATAATGAAACTGGAGAATCTGCAGCATGGAATATTGATAATGATTATAGAGGATGGTTAGAATGCGACGGTAGAACTTTACAAGTGTCTGAATATGGAGCTTTGTATAGTGTAATTGGAAATCAATATGGTGGAATTCCTGGAACAACATTCAAATTGCCAGATTACAGAGGTAAAAAAATTTGTGGCACGGGTAGATTGAATGGAAATTCTGGATCCAGTTTATTTTTGCCATTCAGTCTAGCACCAAATGGATCTCAAGGTGGTGGGCAAGATATTGCTGGTTCTGTGGGAGGATCTTATACTGTAACAACACTTCGTCAACTGCCATCTGGGAGTGAAGTAACTCCTGGATCTCCTTCAAATCCTGTAAATATTAGTGCTGATGGAGCTATTGATACTTTTTCTATTGGAACTTTTGTTTCTCAAGGATTTACGAATGTTGTTGAAGTAGTAGACTGCGAACTTAATGGTGATATTACATTTGGAATTGGACCAGTAGCAGAGAGAGTTGTTTCTGCTGTACCACCTCATTTTCATTTTACTGAAGGTATAACAATAGGAACTCAGTCTGGAGCTAGAGGAGAAGGTAATAATTCAATTGGAGAACCTCCTACAAACACATATAAATTTTTTCAAGAAGCTACTGGTACTATTAGAAATTTTAATAGAACTTTGAGAAGATGGCCAGGTGGCGTTGATGTTGGAGGTGTTGGAGGTATTGATATAGCAGGAAATTCTCCCGATTTTTTCTCCCTTGGTGATGGAACTGTAGTTGAGTCTTTTTCTTCCAGTCCATCTGGTCAATATACTGGATTTGGATCTTATGCTCAATCAGAAGTAACTCCAACTACAAATTATATTTTGTTTAAAAATGGAAGTAGTGATAATGTTACTAGAAGTATTACTTGGAACGTTGGTGATGGATCTGCAGTTGAAGTAGTAACAATCCAAGCTATAGCTGGTGATGATGAAAATGGAGGAGAAAGACCAAACGGCAGAGGTTCTAGGTTTTCTTTTAGTCCTTCTGGAGAACCATTAAATGAAGATGGAAATGTAATTGGTGCTCCTGTGCCAGGAGGAGCACCAGGAGAAGTTTATGAAGGCCCTCAGGCAATTGACCAAACAGATGTAGGAGATCCTGATGAAAGTTTAAAATTGCGGATTACTTCTAGTGGATTGACATATGAGGCAGTAATAATTCCCGCATATTTTAATAGTATAGATGTTGTAGGAAATGAAACTGATGGATATAATTTTGACACTTGGGATGGTAAGTATAGTAGTTGGAAATCTTATCAATTTGTTATTCCTCAAATTAATAGAGGAACAAATTTTACTATTACCATATCTCAAAACGCATATTCTGAAGTAGATAGAAATAGCTTCGACCAGAATTCTTCTTTGCCTGAAACAGATGGCGGATGGAATTATGATCAAGGTGGTAATGGGATATGGGACAATTACGGAATCGGTAAGATATCAGTATTTGGTTCTGGAGGATCTTTTTCTTATTCTTCTGGAGAACAACCAGTACCATTACAGAGACATTCTCATATGGTATTTTGGGAAGATCCAAATACTAATGATCCACAGCCACCAGGATCTCCAAGTACTTTTGGAACTGGTGGTGGAGTAGATCTAAATTATGCAGACATAGGAGAAACACCAACATCTAATGGTCTTTGGGACGGCGCTCTTGCTTTAGATGGTCCTTTTCCCTCTTGGCCAAATAGTAAAAGTATTGGAACGCAAATTGAAAAGACTATATCTATTGTAAATGATTTGGCATCTTCAATAAGACCTGCTACTGTTAGGTTGTCTGATTCTGCTAGAATACCTTTCGATAATGCAATTTCTGTGAGATTAGAGGCAGCAGAAGAGTTTAATTTACTTACTGATTTTTTCAGAACTAAATATCTCATAAAAGCATATTAGATTTTTTTGAGAATATTATGGCTAGACAAATTGTTCCTATCAAACCCGTTGAATTGATGGACGGAGAATTTGATGATTTTATTGGAGTTTGGCACAATCACATGCCAAAATCTGTATGCAAAAAATTTATTGATTATTTTGAAGAAAAAGTTTCTACCGATACATCTTCTAATAATATAGAAGATATTGTTAATTCTTCTCTTATGGATGGGACTAATCAATTTCCAGAAAAAAATCTTGGGAGGAGAGATATAGGTCTATTGCTAAATTATTCTAACCATGAGTTGACATCAACAGCAAATCAATATCTACAATCTTGTTTTCTTGATTATATTAGAAAATACGGACAACTAGTAAATACTGGTTTGATATCAACTGATATTAAAATGCAAAGAACTCCGCCTGAAGGTGGATACCATATGTGGCATTTTGAAAGCGCTGGATCAAATATGGCTCAGAGAGTGCTTGTATGGGCAATTTATCTGAATGATATGCCAGATGAAGAGGGAGAAACAGAGTTTTTATATCAAAGAAGAAGGATTAAACCTAAAGCGGGCACATGTGTTATTTGGCCAGCTGGATTTACTCATGTTCACCGTGGTTTGACAGTTTATTCTGAAAATAAATATATTTTGACTGGGTGGTATATTAACGTAAACGTATAGTAATAAAAATGGAAAGTAACATCAGCGCTGTATTCCAGATAATTGTAAAATCTGGTCAAATGTTTTACAAGAACAAAATTTTATCATTTACGGATGAAGATTTTGAATCTTTTTCTGTAAATCTACCTCAAGAGTGGTGGCATGAAAAAGATAGAATTGTGTATTTTACATATTACAGCGATGGATCTTATTTTTGTGAAAGAGAAAAATTCTATTATGACTATGCATTAAAATCAGAAGTACCTAGAGTATATGAGTATAACAGTTTAGATGAAGAGAAAGCAAAAGAACTTTTCCTTTCATTTACTTCATTCTTTGAAGATAGAAGAATTTTAGAACTTAAAGAGCAAAAAGAATATCTAAGAGAAGAGATCCAGAAAAATTTTGATTTAATTTCTGTTAAGTATAGAAGCCAGAGAGATTCTTTATTGAGAGATTCTGATTGGGTGTTGTTATCTGATAATGCAAGTCAGAGATCTGATGAAGAATTAGTTTTATGGAGACAATACAGGCAATATCTTAGAGATATGCCACAAAGCGATGCTTGGACAAATAAAAATTATATCAATATTGTTTACCCGATAAATCCATCTAAGTTTCTGGAGCTATTCCCTGGAGAAGAATATCTAACTTTACCAAATCATTTTATAAGTCTCTCTACTTTATCAGCAAAAGAATCTGTATATAGAATAATAAAAACTTTAAAAGTTCCTTCTGTGGATAGTAATATTGGTGGGCAGATTGATGAAGTGACAAATCATGACGAAATAAGCGTTTTTATTGATATGATAAATGAAAAATTATCTACAATTGATCCAGGTCTTAGAATTGAAATAAATGTAGTATCATCTGATATGTAACTTTATGATTTATATAATTGATTTACTTGACAAACAACAACTGGATCACGTAAATAAAATATTTGATTATTCTGATTTTGAGGATGGATTAGTTTCTGCCTCATTTTCTGATACTGAGGTGAAGAATAATGTGCAGGTGTCTGGATACGAATCAAAAGAATTGATTTATTACATAGTTGATGTATTGAATAAGTCTGATGATTTTAGAGAGATAACAACATCAAAATCTTATTCTGGAATTTTATTTTCCAAGTATGAGAAAGGAATGTACTATCAGTCTCATAATGATAATTACATGATGAATAAGTCACGTACTGATTATAGTAGTACCATATTTTTGAATTCTCCTGATGAGTATGAAGGTGGAGAACTTTGCCTAACAATAGGAAATCAAGAAATTTCTTACAAGTTAGATGCAGGAAAGTGCTTGATATATCCTACTGGGTTATTGCATGAGGTAAAGGAAGTTACTTCTGGAGTTAGAAAAGTATGTGTATTTTGGACTGAATCTTGCATTCAAGACAAAGAGATACGATCTATGCTTGCTGATTTCTATTTTATGTGGTCTAAATACTCTGAAGAAGCTCAAGAAAAGTTGGGTCAGGATTTTTATAATCGCTTATTAAATATCAAATTCAACTTGATGAGAAAATACGGTAATTTTTCTGGAGTCGCTACCAAACGTAACTAAAATGGAACTAGATTGTTTTAGATTATCTGAAATACTTGAAGATTATTCAAAAGTAAAGGGACAAGCTTTGTTGATCTTTCAACCATGCTGGGAAGATTCTACCGATGAGTTGAAGCAAGAAGCAGTAGATTTCTACAGAGACAAGATGCCTGTAGAGATTGTAAATTCTTTGGTTACTGGTCAAATGAGACTTATCAAGTACTCTAATTTTGATCTTGCTTTAGAGGATGCATCCTCTTATTTCCCAAACGTTGCAGCAATTGAAGCAATCAATCCAAACTATAGAATTGATGTTTCCATTATTGATCAACATGGTAGAACTTGCTGGACGAACAAATAATCCTTGACAACCGCCACATCACATGCTATCCTTGACAGGCATTAGTGAAAACCCATGCTTGAGTTTTGTTATGAACTCCCTTATGAAGACTTGGACTTTACAGATCCAGAAACTCGCAAACTTTATCGTATTGGAAGAGGCGAGCAAGGGGTTCTATTGGTTCGCCCTTATACAAACGACATTTGTTCTAACTGGAGATT